AAAATGCAAAAAATAGTAAAAAGCGACGGTTTTATCGGAGCTCAATGTTTGGACAACCAATCCAAGATTTATTTGCAATTGCAAAATGGCAAAATTGTAACATTGGTGAACAGTGATCAAGAAAGTTGCGGCAATCTGATTCGTTTGGAAGACCAAAAATTAAGTACGCGTATTCTTTCTGCCAATTTTTTGTTTTTGAAAGGAAGTTTTGAAGATTTAAAAACCTCCCCTATTTCAATTATTCGAATACGTTTTGCTACCGAAACAGAAGATATTGTGGTGAAAAAAGAACTTCTCTCTGAATTGACAAATCAAACCTCAAATCCTGAGAATTATTTTATAGAAAACATTAATTGCGTGGTCAACTAATTGCAATCCCAATTAAAGTTCGAAACTTTTTCGCCCAAAGCACCTTTAAAATCGTAATGCCACCATTCCGATTCCAAGGCTTTAAAGCCATTTACTTCCATAACTTTCCGAAGTAATTTTCTGTTTTTTCGGATTGTTCGGTCCAGCTTTTTAAACGAATGCGAGGCTTCTTTGCCAAAGAAATCGAAATCGGTTCCGAAATCAACGGCAGTTCCGTCGGAATCAACTAAAGTAATATCAACCGCTCCTCCCCGATTATGTATTGAACCTTTGGCAGGATTGGCAACATACGAAGGATTGGGTACTATTTGCCACATTCGTTTTTGAATGGATAGCGGCCGGTAGCAGTCGAAGATTTTGATGGTATAACCCAGCTTTTGAAATTCTACATTAGCAGCAATTAATGCCTTCACTGTTTTTAAACGCAAATAGCATTCGGCACAATCGTAGACTTTTGCTTTCAGAAAATTATTTTCAGTAGCATACCGCATGTCATACACGAAATCCGTACTGTAATCCTTTAAATTTACGAACGTAGAATCGGAAACTGGACGATCAATTTGTTGTGCAAAAGCTGGATGTATATTCAAAATGAGTACTGAAAATATAAAAAAGAAAAGATGTAGTAATTTCATAAAAACTCGAATTAAATTCTAAATATACAACATTTGATGCAAAGCGTTTAAAGAATTTAACTTTGAATATTGACATGGCACTATTGGTTAAATAGTATTTCATTGATACTTAGTTATTTTGAAATTTGCGTTAAAATATTTTGTAAAAAATCATATTTTTAGTTGTGAAATAGATAATGTTAACTTACATTTGCAACCGCTTAAAAGATGTATGCTCATTGAGTATTGGAGAGTTGCCTGAGTGGCCGAAAGGACTTGTTTGCTAAACAAGCGTATGGGAAACTGTACCAAGGGTTCGAATCCCTTACTCTCCGCTTTTACCTTTCGGGGTGTAGCGTAGCCCGGTTATCGCGCCTGCTTTGGGAGCAGGAGGTCGCAGGTTCGAATCCTGCCACCCCGACACTTAAGTTTTTACACTAGTTGTAAATGGACGCATAGCTCAGCTGGATAGAGCACCTGCCTTCTAAGCAGGCGGTCGAAGGTTCGAATCCTTCTGCGTTCACAAACGCCTTTTTAAGGCAAGTCATTGTAAGCACACAAACATTGGGAAACCTTATGTAGTGTGCTTTTTTTGTTTAATTTCAAAAATCAATGATTATGTTTGTGACTCCAGTTAATCGCCTTTTTGACACCATTACTGACACCAAAACTTTACTTGTGTCAATAAAAACTTATTACCGTATCAGACTTAAGTCTAAAAACCCTTCAAGGGCTAAAATTGTTTTGCACATCACCGGTGGTTCTCAGAAACGAGAACGTATTGATTTGAACATTGAAATCAATACAAAAGACTGGATAGAGAAAGAGCAGCGGCTTGTGACTACCTGCCAAATGAATCAGGATATAAATATGATTTTGGCAGCAAAACTAGCCGACATTAATAATGTTATGATCAACTACCGGTTATCTCGAAAAGTACTCACGAATAGCTTGCTGAAGGTGGAAATTGAAAACGCATTAACCAGAATAAATTTTATTGCTTTTTTCCAGCATGCGCTTGAAGAAAATAAAGTGCATTTTGGTACCGGGACCTACAAGAGGTATGAATCCATTATTGAAAAACTTAAATTGTTCAGGAAGAATATTCCATTTGAAACTATGAACGAAAAGTTTTTTAATGAATACCGCTCCTGGTGCATAAGTCGAAAAAATGCGCCCACAACAATTAATGGAAATATTATAGCTATGAAAACTTTTCTTAGAATTGCATTGAAATCTGGAATTAAATTGACTTTTAATGTTGAAGATATAAAAGGCGGTTCTACACATGGGAATAGAAGTTACCTTACTCCTGCAGAACTGAAACTTCTATTTGATTTTTATCTTTCCAATCACATTGGTGAAACGGAAAAAATTGTTTTGGGTACGTTTTTATTTGGTTGCATGACAGGCTGGAGGATTTCTGACTTGCAAAAAGCAAAACGATCTGAGTTAATGCAGAAAGAGCATTCGTTTGTAAATACAAAAAGTAAAGTTGATCAACATTCTGTATTGAATAATACGGCTCAAATGATTTTGAAAAATTGCGACCTGCTGTTCGTGAAAAAATTTACTGACGCGGAACTAAATAGATCTATAAAAAAGATAGCAAACGCATGTAAGATTGAAAAGAGTATATCTTTTCATGTATCAAGACATACATTTGCTACGTGCTTTCTGAGGCCTGAGGTTGGCGGAACCATACACCATCTGCAGAAACTTTTGAAGCATAAAAATATTGCAACAACTATGGTATATGCCCATATAATTGAAAGCGAAGCCAACAATATGGTTTTTTCCCTGGACAAACTATTTAACTGATTCCGATTCAATCTCCACCTCAATGATGTCAGGCGCGGTTTGAGTTTTCATTATCGTTTTCACATAGTGTAATTTATTGTACATAAATATTTTCGATTTAGAGTTCAAATTTAGCACCTGATTTTTTAATGCTTTAAAACTAATTTTAAACGTCATCGCGTTGATCCGGAAGTCAAACCATTTTCTAAAATTGGTTTCGTGAATTTGCGGAATCAGCAATGGTTCTGGAGACAGTGTGGCGTTTCGTCCACTGGATAGACCGGCATAACGGACGATGTACAGTTTTGAATCGGAATTTTCAAAAGCAGATGCAGTTTCGAAATTTCTAATGGTATCCAATGGTAGTGGTAACCCATTGATTTCAATTTGATTAGTGTTCTTGTTTTGAATAAAACCCGACGTGTAATATCCTTTGGAATCTTGGTACACTTCATCAAAAATAAATTTAGATTCCTCTCGAGCTGCAAACTTCAATAAAAATGACATACCCTGCTGAAAATTTCGAGACTTGGATTTAACCTCAAATTGTTCCAAAGAAATCAAATTTTCAAATACCATATTGTCTTGAATTTTGTTGAAAATCATCTCATCACCAACAATATCATAATCGTAATTAAACCAGTTTTTAAATATTGTAATGAACTCACCAACTGTCATATCTGGAACGGATTTTCGCAAATCGATGGCTGTGGCTTGCTGGACAGTTGCAATTGGTTCGTCGGTAATGTTATCGTACTCAGCAATAAGTGTTACTGTAAAATCAAAAACGTTAAAGTCTGTAAATGGAGCTCCTAAATAAGCAACATGAACCGATTCTGCACGAAAAGTAAGTTCATTAGATGCGGAAGCATTTGTAATTTCTATTTCAAATTCAACGGCCACCTTATTGAAAATATTGGGTGATAATAAAGTCCCACCGTCGTGGTAATTAGTAAACATGGTTGTAGTTCCTAACTTGATGTTTCTGAACGCTCCGTTCCCTAACTTCGCATTAGTTCTGAAAAATCCTGACACTAGATATTTCCCATTTTGATTGAGAATAACAACACTTTCATAAGTACCGTAATCAGGATCTGTAGATATAACATCCGGAAGTGATTTCAGTTTGATAACAGGAATTTCCAAAGGCTCTCTTTTTTTGAAATACTCTTTGGAAGAATAAATGAAATTGTCGTGCAGCGTGGTATCTGTTAGAATGTCGCCTGCCAAAACATAACCCGCATCTGAAGCAATAGTTTCCATAACATGCATAAATGCCGGAAAAGGCTGTACAATATTAGCATTGTATGAAATAACTTCCTCGGAATCAAAAGTGTTTTCCAAAAATTCGCCAAATTGATAGTTATTGATCAATCCTTCAAAATAAGCCCACATTTCGTCCTGATCGGTGTACAATGGTGTATGAATTGCCGGGAAGGAATAATTTTTTTCTGGCCAAACTTTATTTACGTTCGCTGCCGCATGTTCGTACATATTTTGCCCAATAAGTTCAAAATTTTGTAGCTGTAAATCGGAAAGTTTTTTTTCCCAAAGCGGAAATTGTTCCAATCCATATTCGTAACTCACCTGCAAACGGCCGTCTTGCTCACCGATTATTTCAAAAGTAGCGTCGTGAATGGTATTGTCTTCATAATATTTGACGTCATACAATGTGTCAAAAGTAGCGTTTCGGCTCACAAAACCCAAGGCGATATCCAATTCATCTGTTAACGGGATTTCGAACGGAAATGTTATTTTTGAATTAAAAGCGTCTGCAAACCACGGGTTTTGTTCGGTGGTTGTTATGTTGTAAGTGGACAAATCCAACTCAAAATTAAAGGCGATAAGTTTCTTCATTGTACTTTGGATTAATTTGGAATTCTAATGAATAATCTACTAACTCCCTTTCGGAATCTTGACTGGTTATAGTTTCAGAAACAGGAACCATAAATATAGTTCTGCCATTTGCATTAATCCATACTTTTTTACTCTTCATTAAACTCTCGATCGTATCGACATCGCTTTGCATGAGCCATCCAGTATTGATTGAAAATTTGGTAGCCTTGGTCACATCTAAATGCGAAAGATGTTCAACTAGATTGACGTATTTTTTTTGAGAAATAAATTCTAAGGTCGAATTGAATTTGTAATTTCCAGTACACTCTATGGATTGTTTGAGTAAAAATTCATCTTCCCAAACTATTTCGTTTGAATATTTTCCTTCAGGGAAAACAATAAATTGAATATTACTTGATTCCACATACCTGCTTCCGTTTTCACCCTCAATTGCACTATTTGTGATTTTGTATTCTAAAATGTCCCCTTGGATGTATTTGTCGAATTTAACTTTTATCGTCATTACTTTGCCAAATGATTCCAAAAGATAGTCTTCAGATAAAAACTGATTATTTTTATAGATAAGAATCTTATGTATTCCTGAAGGTACAAAAATATTGAGGTATTTTTCAGACTTAACAGTCACCCGTTCCGGCTGGTGATTGAATTTCAAGAATCCAATTTTAGAAAAATTATTACTCAATCCAGCAATGAAGTTAATATTAGAAGACGAAAAAGTACGTACCAGTTCGTTATCTGAAAGATTCCTTTCATCTACTTGAATGCTCACGGTGGCTGGCTTATATTGATACACAACTTCGGTAATTGCTTTATCCTTACTCAAAATTTGATGAATAGTTTTTCCAATATTTACTTTCGCTCTTCCTTGGAACAATCCGATTTTTTCTAAAAAACCATAACTTGTAGCAATGTCTGTGTAAAAATCAAAAGCAGTTACTTTCAAACTCAATTGCATATAGGTATCGGTATTGAATGTTAAAAATTTTATAAAAGTGTTATCGAGCGTAAATGCTAGTTCATTTACCCCAAATGGTAATTGTGCAATATCCGATATTTCATAAATTACATTAACAACTATTTCAACTGATTCCGAATTGACCTGGCCGGAAATTACAATGATGCCGTTGTAAATTCCCGCTTCCATATTTGTGCTCGAAAGTGGCGTAACTGTAATTACATTTCTTGGAATGCCATCAATAATTATCGTTTGCACAAGAGTAGTGAGCCAAGGCAATGATTGTATTTCATAATCAACATTACAGCTGAAAATCAGGTTTTGAGGCAAAGCTTCAGTGATGTTTTTTTCTGCTTGAAACAATAATTGATTTGGAGAAACTTCCAAAATTTGAGTATTGACTTTCTTAACCCGCATTGCCACAACATTTACAACTTGACTGCCTACTAGTACCGGTAAAGGATCGTATGAGTAAGTATATGGTTCTTGACCCACGATGTCAAAGAATTCGGTTAGTGTAATATTTACAACTGCAAGACCGTTACCAAACGCAGTTTGATAAACACCATTAGAAGTAACGGTATCTTCAATATATACATCCGGACTTGATGAAGTGAGCGTAAATTTTTCATTACCAACTAATCGCCAAACTGGTCCTTCAAAAGTTACAGCAATGGTTTCGAAATCACTACCGATAATGTGATCAATGAAATTGTTTTTAGGGTTAAAAAACACTAAGTCGTCAGTGATTTTTAGTGTTGTATCGTGTGAAATTGACGATAAGGTATTCCATATCCCAAAACCTATTCTTCTTTGAAGAGTGAAAACTTGACGAAACCTGAACAGTCCAACTGGAAGTAAGTCAATATTTGCAGTTGTTAAAGGAAAAGAAAGACTTAACCCGTTTTGTGTAATGGGTATTACACCAATAGAATTTTCGGCCACTCCATCGAGCTCATAAGTAAAAGGAACTATCCAAGGTGAAGCCGATGAAGGGAGATAACTTTTTTGAATAAGTAATCGAAACTGAGTTGATAACGGAAACTGACCAATATAATCTTTGATTTGGATAATTTCGTTAAACGGAGTAAAAGTGCTGGGAATATTGATTGATTTTTCTAAATTTATTTGACGCGGTAATGGCATCCAGTCTTGGTAAACGGGAGTATCTGTAACTCCTGTATTATTTATTGGGTTTCCGATAACTATTGGCATAACTTAAAGTGTTTGAGTTGGAATATTATCTAATTGCTGGAAAAAAATACTTCCATCATTTACTGGATCCATAAGATCCTCGCTATACCAGAATTCAAAGTACAAGTCTGGAAAAGGATAAAGAAGAATTCTATTCTTAAACGAAATTTGCGGACAATTGAAAATCTTTTGACCAAGATTGGCCACGAGCCAGTTGTAAATCACGTCTCTATCAATTTCGAAAACGATGTTATTGATAGGTCCTTCCGCACCGCGAAGAATTGCGGCAGCTCGACCTGATAAAATGCAAGATTTAAAAAGCCATTCGTTATCTGGATCGCCTGATTCTGCAGGAAATGCGGATTCGAGGTTTTGAAAAAGAAAATCGCAAATGGCATTGGCTCTGGGACTGTCAAAAACTTCGTCGGTAGTATATTTTTCGTACATTATTTCTTGGTTTTTTCTTTTAGTTTTTCATACTTTCTAATTCCTTCTTTAAGGTTTTTCATGTTCCGCATTTTATCAGGGTCTACAACGGCTTCGAAGGTTTTTTCTGTGAGTTCTCTTATTGCTTCAGTGTTTTGAGCAATCACCGACAAACACATTTCTACCAACGCATCAGAACTATTTGGCTTATCGGTTCCTGGCGTTGGAGTGTCGCCTGAATAAAGTACATTATCTTTATAATATCCTTTCTCAAATCCTTTTATGCCTTGGATTTCGCGAATCAAGGCGTTTTGAACTTCCGGAGATATTTTTGACCAGGCTTGATTGTCTATTACCATTTCTGGACGATTGCCTTCAGCAACCATCAAGGAGTTTTGAGAAACTAAGCCTGACTTTAATTTACCCACGTATTTAGGACGAAATTGTTTGCCATCCTGTTCTCGAGTAACGTTTACATATTCAGGGTACAATCCTTTTTCGTAACCTTTTGCAGGTAAGGGTGTGGCAAAAACTGTGGCCAATTGCAAAGCACCGAGAGCGGCAACCATACCAGTAAGAAGTCCTGCAGAAATACCAAAGTCAAACTTAGGTACTTGAGCCCAAATACTCATAATGGATTGAGCAGTTGCAGTTACGATATTGGCTGCCGTAATTAATCGCTGGCGTTTTGCTTGGTTGTAATCAATTTCGGCTTTTTTCTTGGCCAAATCCTTATCAATTTTTTCAACTTGCTTATTGTACGTGAATTGCGAAATATATCCCGAATCCAACTGACGTTTAAGCTTTGTTTTTTTCGCTTCGGAAGATTTTTCGAAACGTTGTAATTGTGCCTGCTCATTAGCTGCTAAGAAATTAGCATACATTTGATACATATTGGTTAATCCCTGAACCGCAAAAAGCATTTCGTTTATACCAAACTTTCCTTTTTCTAAATTGTTAAAAAAAGTATCCCAATTATCTGGAGTAAAACCTAAAATATCAGTTTGACCGCCTAAGCCTAAGGCAGCTAATTCGTCCGTTTCAGACTTTCCGGAAAGTTGGTTTTTCTTGTCAATTAATTCGGATAAGGTTAGACCAAGTTTAGCCGCTTCATCGGTAAATTCCTGAACTTGTTCCGGAGTAAGAAGGGACAAATCAAAATTGTCAAACTTGCCTTTTCCAACGATTAAATTGAATTTTTCAATTAAGGCCTTTAGATGTTTTTCCTCTTCTAAAAGTTCGTTTGCATCGAACTCACGTTGCAAAGCTTCACGTGCTTTTGCATTGGTTCCGAGTGCGGCAAGCGCTTCATTGTGCTTGGCTTGACGTAGGACTTTTTCCCGATCAAACTTTTCATTATCCCGTTTTATTTCGTCATTGGCCGCTTTTTCTTGGATGGTACCAATCCTTAAATTGGTAAGTTCCTCTTCATGACATATCTGATCATTTATTTCAACCTGCTTTTCGAGTAGCAGCTGCTGTTGATTTTTTATTGAGGTTACTTTTTTATTATCGCCATCTTTTTGAGCTTGGATTAAATCCAAATTCAATTGTTCCTGGAGAATTTTGATAGACTCATTGGTCATTTCTAACTCATGAATTTTACGGCCGCTATTCAATTGCTCTAAAGCCAATTGCTTAGCATAACCTTCCTCCATCAGGTTAATTCTGTTTTCTTCGCCTTTTAGATATGCTTGATATAATTCTTCACGGAAACGCCGTTCGGATTCGAGGTAGGAATCGTCATATTTTTTCTTTTTAGCGGTTTTGTCTTTATCTCCAATGCCTTCAATATCAACAATACTGTTCGTATTTTCGGAAGATTTATTTAGATCATCGATGGCAGCCTTAGTTAAATCACCTTCTAAAGCTTTCATTTGTGCCTCAATTTGGGCTAGTTCCGCTTCCTTATCAGCAAGGCCATAATCATTGATGTACTTATCAACTAACAAATTAAATTTTTCTTTGTTAATTAATGTAACTCCAGTTGTTTTGTCTTTTCGTTTTCCAATAAACTCTCCAAAGGTTTTTAAAACATATTGCTCAACTTCTTTTCTTGATTTAAACTCCAAACCGCCGCCTTGACCTGTAATATTGCTCATGAATTTACCTAAGCCAGACTGATATTCCGAACCGCTTTTAGCTTCAACTTCAAGTTTTTGCCTTGCTAATTCATCAAATTTTGCCTGAGCTGCCTTTGCTCGGGCATTTTTGTAGATTTCATCTGTATATTTTTTCAAGATGTCGGTACCTTCTAACATCTTGATGTTTTCAAGCGTAAGAACACCAATATGATCAGGAATCAGTTCGTTTAATCTCTCAAGTGCCTTAATTCGTGTTCCTTCAGCAATATTTTCATCTTTGACAATTTTTGTCAAAGTCTCAACCTCTTTTTGTTGAGCAGCAATACTTTTTGTAGCTTCAAGATGTACATCGGACAATGTTTTTTGTACAAGAGTTGCTTTATCTACACTATCAGAAAATGCAATATAAGCAACTCCAACAGCAGCTATTAATGAAATGATTAATCCCCAAGGTGTTGTCATCATTGTCGCGGTCATTACTCGAATGGCTTGGGTAGCGCCTCGAATCTTACCGGATACTAGCATCATAGTTGCTGCATAAGCTTGACTGGCCACTATTGAAACTCCTTCCGCAAATGCCCGGGCTTTGACTCCTAAAGTATAAAGTAAGTTGCCCTGTGTATTTCTAGTAGTCCAAAGAACAACCAATTTTTGCCACGCTACATTGGTTAACATTGCAGCTGTGACGACGGCTAAAGCTTTGGCAATAAACGCCAAAGTATTTCGCCATTTTTGTCCAGAACCGTCCAAGTCCTCGGATGCTCCGACAACTTTAGCAATCCATTCCGCCATTGCGGAAAGTGAATTCACAATAGTCTCCGAAGAAAACGCTCCTACGACCTTCTTTTGAATACGTTCTAAAGTAGCCGCTAAATTGTTGTTTTTGATGTCATATTCATTAACCAATGAAGTTCCTTCGTTAAGTGATTTATTAGCCAAATCAATCTTTTCCCGGAACAGATCAGTATTTTTAGAAGCAGCACCCAAAACCATTTTGACCTCATTGTCGTTCAATTTCAGATAGTCTAATACTTTTGCCAATTGGGTAGCATCCAACCCTTTTAATGATTCGGAAAACTGCAGGAAAAATTCAGTAGGATTGGTATTTAATAAATCTTTTACTTTCTGCTGAGAAACGCCCATCACTTTGGCAAATGCCGGAAAATCTCTTGCAGCAATAGAAATTACTTTACCGTAATTGTTTCCGGCCAGTTCCGCTTTTAAGCCGGACTCTTCGAAAGCGGCACCAAGTCCTAAAGCTTCAGCTATGGAAGGTTTTAGCGCATCAGGCAACGCACCTACTCTAGTGGTAAAAGCGGCCAAATTTTCTTCAGTTGCCGACCCATCAGCTCCAAGATCATTAATTGCAGAACCGACTGCATTAAACGCAACTTCTACGCCTGCGTTTTTCAGCTCATCATAAAGTCCTTTAATTTTACCAAGTTTATCAGCCACTTCTTCAGCACCACCTTCGAAAGAATCGCCCAAAGCAACCGACGCCTTGTTCATTACATTGACGAAATCCTTAATTTCTGCCTTAGCAATACCTATCCGCCCTCCTACTTCAGCTATTCCTAAAAGGTCAATCCTTGCGGTTCTGGTTTGCAATAATCCAAAAGACTTTGTCAAATCGTCGACTTCGTCTTTTGTCATTCCGGTTGTTTTTTGGACGTTTGACTGGGCATCTGCAAGCTTACCGTTCCAGTCAATCATTTTTTGAAGCGAAAGGACTACACCAGTAAGAACGGCAAGAACTGATGCTCCAAGAGCCGCGTATTTATTGAATCCGTCGGCTAAAGAACTTATGGATAAACGGGTTTGGTTAGCGTTACCTCTAAGTTCAGCCATTCTCGCATTTATCGCTGTCAATTGGGTGTTGTACCTTTGGTAGGCTTCGCTTCCAGGAATCGCATTGCGAAGCTTCATTTTTAATATTGTGGCTTGATCACCGAGCTGCTTAATAGTTAAACCCGTAATTCCGATTTGCTTTTGCAATTCGGCCATTTTGGTTTTATTGCCGGCAATTTCTTTTGAATTTTCATTGATGGTTTTAGTAAGGTCGCGATATGCTTTGGTGTTTTCTGCACCTTGCTTTTTAAGTTCCCTTTTCTGCAGTAGCAAAGCTTTGTTTTCCTCAGTAAGCTTTCTGGTTGATTTTTCTAAATCAAAAAGTTCTTTTTGAGCCTCGTTACCATTAACAATGATGTTTAGCTTTATGTCTTCGTCGGAAATAACTTTGCCCATGTTCGTATTTTTGACCAATGTTACAACTGGAAAAAGGCAATTTTAAGACATGGAAAAAGCCACTGGAGAAGTGGCTTTTTACAAGGTTATAGAATTTGAAATTTACTTTCATCCCACGGATGCGTAATGGTATGATCATCGTCAACAAGCATGCACTCCTTGCCTAATTTTCGCCACAATGAATCAGGATCGATGATAAAGCCGTTAAAATCTACTTCTGCGATATTGCGTACCAAGGCATCGCACTGGGTATAATGCACGGCATGCTCTGTAGTGATTTCGTTGCGAAGCAAAGCTTCAAAAACATTTTTATCTGCATACAAGATCTTACCTGTTTTTGGGAATTCAATTTTGAGCGGTACTAAATTTTCTAAAGGTTCTGAGAAAACTATTTGCAAAGCCTCCGTAAATGATTTGCCATCAATAGTAGTTTTCCCGCCTTGCAGGAATGTAACTACGATAGTGACCTTATTCATATTGCTCTAACTCAAAGATTGTTTGCTCTACTTGATCCAGCAATAAACGGTTTACATCAAGAACTTTGTCGCGGGTCATTTTGTGTGCAGCACTTTTAAGTTCGTCCAGAAAGAGCATGAAACTGAGCATCTTTTCTCGCTCGTGTACATCGTCCATTAATTCATGGGATAAGAATATCAAGAAGAATTTTTTGAAGGTTTTAATTCTTGATTTAATTTCGTGTGCAGGATTTTTGTGGAAGAAACTCACCATCTGAATTGCACTCTCTAAGCTATCTTGAATTTTTTCAAGAGCCACTTTTTCTTTTTTTAATTTTTCTTTTTGCATACTAGAAAATATTAAACGCACGAAACCCTCACTGTAGGTGTGCAAAACATTCAAAGGAATGAGTTAGGGCAGTTTCCTGCTCCTTCACCGTGGCGAGGGAATCGCTATTTGTTAATTAAAAAGTAAGGATTGCTCCTTTGTAATGTTTTGCTCAGCAAACGTACAAATATAAATTGTATTTCCAAAAAAAAAGATGTGCAAATGCACATCTTTGTAAAATTGTGTTGTTTTAATAATATATTTATTATCTAACTTCCTCAGAAAGTATACTAATGAGCTTCCAGTTTTCAATATCGACATCAATACCTCCCGTATATCCTAAACGGACTTTATAAATGAATTCAGATTCTACACCAAAGGCATTTTTTGCGCCAACTTTTCTCAAAATAGTATAAGAGCCGTCAGAATTATTTTCAACCGAACAATCAAACATTGAAAAATCAGCACTTTTAGGATAATTAAGATCTTGTTTTATAAAATTTTTTGACATTTCACAAACTATATCTGAAGATTGGTAAGAAGGCTTTCTTCTTGAATCCATATCTTCTTTTGAATAAGGCTCACACACTTTCATTCCGTACATTATAACCATGTCTTCAAAATACGGTTGTTTGGAAATTGATTTTATGTAGTTTTTCAATTCTTTTCCACTTAATTTCATAGTCTTGTGAAATACACTACAAAAATCCTTGTCTTTGAATATTTCTGAATCCATAAGAGTTTTGAATTCTTTAAATTGAACATCTGAAAATTCGGCATCAGTTTTAAAACCAAGCGAACTTAAATATTTTTGTTGGTCAGTAAGAACTATCGGCTCTTCATCCACAACTATTTCTTCTATAGATGTAATTTCAGATTCATCAATTTTTACTTTTTTATCAAATACACCTGCATTAATAAGAATAACACCGACTAAGATGAAAAGCATCATATAATTCAAAGCTTTACTAACTTTTTCTTCTCCTAATCTTTTATTTTCTGGAGTATTTCGATTAACATAAGATAAAATAAAAGAAATAAGGAAGCATACAGCGATAAAAATAAAAGTAATCATAATATGTCTGTTTTTAGTGAACTGTAAATATAAAAAAAAGAGGCTTACACCTCTCTTTTCTTAGATAAATTTTCGACGGTCAGTAAAACGGATTGAAATTCTTTTCGATGGTTGATGTCGTCCATGTGTTCGGTCTCGAGTAAAACTAAATACCAGAATCGCAATACTTTTTTGGCTCTTTTTAGGGCTCGCATTTCAGGCGTCTTAATTGTCTTCATGTGATTGGTTTTGTTATTGTTTAATAATTTATAACTAACATTCATGCAGTTTATTACAAGCCCTTAAAACTATCTATTTCAAGTTGTTTCATTTCGGCAATTACGGCATCGGTAAAACCAAATGACAGCTCGCGGATGATGTTATTTAAGCTTCCGTAGATTTTGCGGTTGTGGGTATTGGAAGACTTTTTCTTTATTTTACCTTGCTTAGTTTCGCGCGATCGCATATCTACAAAACGGTGTTTTTTTGTGTGCCGGTACTCAAGGTTATTGCCGGAACCAATAACGGCAAAGTTCTTCTTTTTCCAAAAATCGGAAGAATATCCACCTGCAGTAATTGTTTGATCAATGCGCTGGTTGAGTTCCTGGCTTTCCTTTTGCAAGGTTTCACGGATAAAACGGCCTTCGAGTATGGCACGGGAAGTATCGTTACGGTTTTGTCTCAGGCTCATTTTTGGTTATGGTTATGGCATCAATTTTTAAAAGAAAAGCAATTTTTTCGCCTAATGAAAGTCGCGGACGATTGCGGTAGTTATAAATTACTTGTCTCGTAAGTTCGGCTTTCTTTTCAATTCCTTTAATTTGTATTTGTTCCTGGAATAAATTGTCGATTTGGTCTTCGTTCATGGTTGTTTAATTTGTAAACAAAGATACGACTATTTAATATAACTTATTTTTGATTGAATAATTTATTTCGTAACCATCGCAACTATTTAGTGCCCAAATTGGATCGGCTTTAATGGATGGCACTTGCAAGAACTTCATAAGTCCGCATGTCTGCATGATATCTGATTTGTCATCGAGCATTTTTTTGATTATCTTTTTTGTCATGCTTTGCGCAAGTTTCATTTTTAACAGAAATTCCGCACTTCCATCGTTTCGGTCGATTTTATTTAAAACAAGCCACAGCATAAAATCAGTACACATTGCGACATCAGCGTTAGTTCCATCTATCTGATGCGATGGGATAAAAGCTACGAGAATGGTTTCTCCAGGACTGAGTTCTGCAAGTTCCTTAGACAGCTGACTGTCATCGACAACGATTGTGGTTTTTTTGATTTCTGGAATAGCTGTTTTCAGCGTTTCTGCGTAATCCTGTACTTTTTGAATGTCTATCATCGATTAGGTTTTAGAGTTGGCTTCTTGATCTGCGTTTCGCTTGGTAATGTCGTACAGGCGTAAGATGACGTCCCAAAAATTAGCGTTTCTGGTTTCTTTGAGGTTTCCAAACACTTGACTTTCGGCCATTGCAAATAAGACGGACCGCATACCTAGTCCAGGTATTTTACTTTCTTTAGTTTTAGTTTTTGGCGCTGAAAACAATATCGATAAATCGATTTCCTTTCCTTCGATGAATAATACTGCAGTAGATAGATATTTTTGGAATGATGCGAAAAATAGATAGCATCCATAAACGATGCCCTTGTCTTGGTGCCGGAAAAAGCGCTGCCGTTTTGCAACCTTATTTTCATTATAAGGCGCTCTATAATCATTTGTGATCGCAAAGAAAACGGTACGTTTACGATACAATATCGCTAGCAGCTTGAACAAGTATTCAGTTTCTCCGGTATCATTGAAATCAATAAAGGCTTCGAGAGCATCAAGGTATTCGCCAAAAGTGACGTTATTGAATTCGTCAGCTGGTCCGTAATAATTTCGCAATCCTCCCCGAAATTTAGGTATCGGGTTATGAATATAAAATTGCTTGATTACCTTCTGATCAGTCGCACTGTCAACTTCGAAAAAAGTATCTATCAACTGTGAATATTGGTAGATATTGCAGGCTTTTTCTTCATCGTAGCGGTTTTTATTGACGGCTTTCATGTTTAAAAGCCGATAAAATGCTGTGATTTGCAACTCATGGTAACTCATTGCTTCAAACTGATATTGAAAAATAAGCTTTGACATTTCGATGTACTGCAGCGGGTCACATTCCGACAAGTCGGCCGGAATGTAACGCTTCATTTTCTTTTGCTGGAATTCTATTAAATGCATTTTAGTATCAAATCATCTGTTATGTACATATCTACCTTGTCCATTCTAAATTTAAACTTTGCATGAATCTTCGCTTTCAGTTCTGCATCGTTTAGAGTTGTGTAGGGTATGTATTCCGATTTTGAATCGTAACCTAGTTTTTTGCGCATGTAATCCTTTATTTCATGCTCGAGTTCTACTTGTGCTTCTCTCTTCTTAGCCACTACATCGGCAAGTTTTTCAATAACATCATCGTATATTTCTTGACGTTTCTTGAATTGTTTTCTTCGCATTAGGCGAAGAATCCATTGGTAAAGTAATTTGAATGGGTTTTTCATTTGGTTTGAGTTTTAGCAATCGACGAAGTTATCGTCTGGGTTAAAGTTTGGTGTTAATGGTTGGTAAGGCGTCGCGGGAACAGCTGGTACTTTTACGTATTCTTCAATTTTAATAAATGCTGTTTTAGCATCTTTTTGGAAGCGTTGAGACAAAGCTTCAGCTGCGTTTCCAACGGCTGCCACTCGTGCACTGGTTGTAAGCCGTGATGTGTCCGCCATCTGAAGAAGTCCTTCAGGGAATAATTGTGCAGAAAGGCGCGGAATAGCCCATGAAAGTGATTCGAAAACCAAAGCTTCACGGATTACTGATAATAGGTTCTGGTCAAGGTTAGACGCGTCGGTCTTTAATCCTTCTTTCAACGCTGTGAATTTATCAGAACCTATTCGAGGAAGGATTTGATCGTATTCCGCTTTCCTAATGCCTCCAGCCAGTTTTAAGAAAAGCAGCCTAGATGAACCAATAGGGAAATATTGTTCAAACTCATCTACATTTCTGATGAAGAGATTGTGGGTAGCTTTGTAAGCATCAGTATCCTTCCATTCAGTTACGTTTTTATCCAAAAAGGTAATTAGCGAGTCAACCGATTTGTAATATTTACGCTCTAGTTCACGGTCGGAACGTTCAATTTGCCATTCAAAAGCAATACGCTGATTGTCTTCGATACGGTTATTTCGACCGTTGGGAGTGTGGCCTAAATCGCTTCCCTTTGCTGAAGTTCGGTAGGCATCTAAAGCGATGGGATATTGAACACGTTCCAGAAAGTATTTTTTATCATCATCTGAGGAACTGGATTCGTAAATCTCTACAACGCTTTCATAAATTGGTTCGCCAATAATTTTAATCAGGTCATATGTTGCCTCTACAAGATCAGGCTTAAGCGCTATAAATTTATAATCGCCGTCTAAGAATCCTAAGATATCCCTGAATTTAGTTTGCTCGTTAAATAATAGCTTCATGATTACTGATTTTTAATTCGATCGTTCGGAGAAACGTCTGATTCTTTTTTGGTCGTGATCTGATGGAAACCAATCTTAACTTTCTTATTTGGCCAGTTTACACGCAGTGCATAATTGAAAGGTTTGCAAATGATGTATTCCGGGATTTCGGTACCAGAATTGACGAAGTTTTGATAAGCGTACAATTGTTCGGAGCCTGAGTCGCTTTTACCAGTTTCGGCAATGTTCCCGATGGAACCGTGAACTCCGAAGTTAGTACTCAAGGCACGGTCGGCACGTTGAGAAATCTGAATTTGTGCTGAAACAAAATCTTTAATTTTTTGATCAATAACTGTGATTTTCCAACCGTGCTCAATGATGTTATTTCCTTGAACTTCGATGATTTTACGAGTGTGCCAAACCTTACCGGTGTTTTCTTCAGACGATAAAACTTTTAATAAATCTTTGAAGAATTGTTTTCGATAATCAATGAGCATCTGATCTTCATAAGTCTTGTTGGTAAGACGGCAGTTTTCCTTTATTCTTGCTTCTTCCTGGTCCCAAAATTCTTGTGGGCTTTCCACATGGAACTTAATATTCATTGCATTTTTAGATAATGCCTTAAATATGATCGGAATAGCAGTCGAGCGTTTAAGCCACTCTAATGATCCGAATATCGGAGGGGTAGTATAATGCTTGTTTCCAAATGAATATTGATTAGAATAATATGCTGTGGTCGGGTAAGCAAAAGGATTTTCCAAATCGAATATTGGATATACCTTCATGTTGGTAATTGAATCCAGATTTTGCAATCCAAAATCAGTCACGACAATATGTGTGGGTACTTTATCTGTTGATTTGGTACGTCTGGCTAGTCGCGCTTCTTTCATTTGTATATGCTCAAGCTTCACTATCTTGCCAGCACCGCCTACACGGGGTGCACGATTACGGTGCATCTTAGTAAAATGGCCTTTCATGTAGTCGTAATCTACACAGCACTTCATTAAGTAGTCCTGATACGGCCACGAGTCTAGCCAATCCTGTATCTCATCATCTTGTACCAATTTTTTGACAGGCACATTGTCTTTAAGTTCGTCCTTGTATAAGAATGGACCGCTGCCATACACCATCATCATTTTCTTTTCGAGCATACCAGGAGCGGTTGGATTCTCTTGCACAGTCTTCTGTATAATGTCCGGTAGGTTATCATTGCTACCATAAGACATGATAGTCCATTCACCAATATGGTAGTTGGTGTCTTCATAGTCTTGTACCTCTTGCTTGGTTTTAAAAGTGTCGAACTCACGAGGATTGGAGGATATCTCGTAGGTAAAGCCGCAGGTCTCGTCAGTTATGATGCCTTGGTTTAACTTATTTTCTCTCATGGTATTACGATGTAGTTGTTGAAAATTAGAAGTATAGCAACATAGAACTGTCTATTGGATTCTTTGTTGTCGTAATCACTATAAGCAATAAGCATGTTGTGGTAATCCGATTGGTTCTCTCTATAACCTGGTCTTATGAGTGCTTGGTTAACTGTCTTATAACCATTAGAGGATTGAGTTTCCTCAGAATATGTAGCAAATGTTATTGAGAAAGGAACATTGATTTCTGATAGTGCTCTCATTCGCTTGAGCGCTTCCCTTAGCTTAATGGTTTCTTGAGGCATGATGAAATGGTTTAGTTGCACGCACAAGATTAAGCAACTACTAACATTGGTTTAAGACATGAGCAAACACCTAAGACGAGCCACCAAATGGTTGACAATGAGTGAATAAGAAGGAGGTTATAAGTGGTTGGACGTGCTTTTGCAACGTGCTGATTTACAGTGCATTACGTCATATATCTACTTTTTTGCACTTTTGCACGCACAAAATGTCGGTTGAGCGTGGCGGGATTCGGAAAGACACTGAAAAATCAAAAAAAACCCTAAAAAGGTTATTTTGTTGATTTTCAGTACTTTGTATTTTTTTCTTTTTTTTGAGAGCCAAAAGTCTGCTATTTCGAAATTGATTTCTACCTATTTATAACGATTATTAATTACTAAAAAAGTTACTTTTTTACATCACTTTTTTAATTTTTTTGTCGTCTTTTTGTTTACTTTTTCTTATCTTTAAGTATTATTAATCAGCTAAATAACAGCAAAATGAGTACAAAAATTAGCACAGAAAAAAACAGCAAAGGCGCAATTATTCAAACCTTTGAAATTGTAGGTAAAAACGAAAAACCTACCGAAGTTGTAGAAAAAGCTACCGAAACAGCCGAAGCGGTAGAGGCGAAAAAAGCCGATGTTTTACAGATGATTGAAAAATTCAAGCCCGAGCCACTAACGGCAGAGGAACGCATCGAGAGAATGCCACTTTTTGAAGAACTAAGTAAGCGTTTTAAACTTTTGAAAGGAAAGGCGAATGACTTAAAAATGTTTAACGCAGGGAACGACAAGACGAACGCAAAAATTATTTTTAAGAATGCACAAGGTTTTGAGTTTGAAATCAGAAATTCAAATGTTATTGAGAAGTTAACCCAGGAAGCGCAAAAGGAATTAAATATTTTGCTTGCAGAAGCAAATACAGAAATTTTAGCTTTTGAAATGTAACTAAAACAAAAAACCCCTATCTGTCGAGGGATAGGGGTTTATTAATCACTAAATAAACGCCACGCAAATGACATCTACAGAGAACAAAAGTAACGCATATAAATTAAGCGTACAAGTAAAAAAATTACTTCACGAAAAAGGTTTTTCTTTCCTTTTCAATTACCAAGATTACAAATATTATAAAGCGCAAGCAAAGAAGGCTTTTAATAAAGCCCAAGCGATTACAGAGCTATTTATCGAGGAAAATATTAACGTAAAATCTGATTTCGATGAATACATCTACTAAAATGCGAAAGCTAAAAATTTCCTCAAAATTTCACAAAGCGCAATGGAAAACTAGCTTAAAACCACATTTAACCCTTTCGGGGGACTGGTTGCAAAAGGCAGGTTTTGAAATCGGGGAAAACGTAACAATATCAGTTTCACAAAATTTATTAATTATTCAAACTTTAAAGCCATGACAGAAAAGCAACAAGAACACAAGGAAAAAAGAAATGCCCTTCGGGAACTTTCGAAAATTGCAAAAATGCGAATTTCCGCAGATTGCGGAGGAATGACGGTAAACGAAGTACTAATCCAAGAATTTTACACGGACGAAGAGAACGAAGAATTTAAAACTTTGTTTCAATGGAGCGCAGACGGCTATAAAGTTAAGAAGGGTTCAAAATCTTTTCTAGTTTGGGGAAAACCCCGAAAAACAGAAAAGGCAACCGACCCGAAGAGCAGCCAGAACCAAGACGAAGACGAAAGCGAATTTTACCCTCTTTGCTACTTATTTTCAAACGCTCAAGTTGTCAAAAGAGATGCTTAAAACAAGGGATGTACCACAGGCGTTAAAGACATTTAACGCCTTGTTTTATGGTTTAGAAAGCCATCACTTAAGCACTGTTTTTGATGATTTGCTAACGATGATTATTTGTGCGATGGGCAGAGGAACACAAGAAGAACTATATTTTGAAACGATAAAGCGATACAGCAGAAAAGAGCTTGATATTTTTTGCAAATTATTCGCTGAACTTGTGAAAATTTACGACCTAGAAACGCAGGAAAACGGCATTATTGACCCTTTAGGGGATTACTACGAATGTTTAGCCAGTAATTACAAAAAATCGAATTTTGGGCAGTTTTTTACACCTTTTCCCATTTGTCAACTCATCGCTGGAGTAACGAACACCGAAAAAGATTTCGGTTTGAAAATAAATGAACCTTGTAGCGGTAGCGGTCGGATGGTTTTAGCATCCAACCAAATAGCAAAGGGAAATTATTACATTTGCCAAGATTTGGACCCGATATGTTGCAAAATGACAGCTATAAATTTATGCTTTCATAAAATTAACGCAGAAATACATTGTATGGACAGCCTGAGAATGACTACACCGCACTTTTCAATGGTCACGAATAACGAATTTTGGAAAAACAACACTATGACTATTTTCTATTATTCGAAGCCTTAAACGCCTTAATTTAAAGGCGTTTTTTGCTCAAAAAAAAAATTTCCGCCCAATGGGCGGAGATTGTTGGTTTTTTTTCTTTTTTGAGGAAATATTATCATATTTCTTATTCGAATCTTGAAAGTCTATCAGTTTCATCTAAAAAATATTTGTTTCTGTAATATTCTAGTACAATTGTAGTTAATAAAGGATTTCTGACCTTGTCTAATTCTATTACAATACCGTAATTATACAATTTGTCTTTTAATTCTTTAAAATTAATTTTAGACACACTTTCAATATTATTATGTCGAATATATGTCAATAAACTATTTTTTAATTTCTCTTCAAAACTACCTAAAACTCTATTTAACTCGGTCAATACAATTGTACCTTCCCCAACAGTTTTTTCTAACTCCTTCAATTTGTTTTTAAGTTTTAATATTTCATCATCTTTCATTGAAATTTTATTTTTATTATCAATTAATGCATGCTGCTTTTCATCTAAAATTATTCTATTTCTAGCTTCAATTTTAGAGTTAATTTCCCTAGAAGATTCTAAATCAAGAGTTAATTTGTCAATTTCCTTTAGCATCAATTTTTTTTCTTCTCTGGTAACAACTTCTTTTCTATCGATTAAATTTATAATCCAAGGTTCTGCTATCTTATAATATAAGTTAGTAAGAGCTCTTGAAATAGCATATAAAATGTATGTTAGTATCAAAACTCCAAATACAATTAATAAATTGTTACGTAATTCAATCCAAAACGATTGATGATGAAAATAATTATTGATGTAATTTATCTTATCCTGCATTGTGCAAGATTCTTCAAACATAAAAAAGGCATAAACTATGTTCCAGTTTCTAATTAACCAAACACTAGCAAAAGTGCCAATAAATGGATTTCGAATTTTTGTTTTATAATTATCAAGTAACGAATTGAAAATTCCAAGCATTATATAAGATTTAAATAATTATATTGAACTTTATTAATTCAAATGTAATTAAATATCTAATACATTTTAAATAAATCATCAAATCCCTTCCGGAGCCGTCGAACTTGTACGTTTTTTTCGCTTAGCTGAAGCTTTGGCCCATTTCGGTCTGAAGAAAAAGTATTTCCCGGCATCACTCATATTGGTAGAGAACATTGGCAGCCTGGCTTTCGGGATTTTCTCTGAAGTTTTATCCTTGTGGATTTTCTTGTTTCCATCCTTGTCAGTTTTAACCAGGGTTTTTGCAACACCCATGGAGCTCTTTAATTCTCTGCAGCCGAATTGACAAATTTTTACATTTGGCAAATCAGCATTATCACCCGCAAACATGTTACGCATCAAATTATATTCCTCTTCCTGAAAGATATTTTGCTGACCTTTATTCATAAGACTGACCGACCAACCGGTCGAAATGCCTTCATAATTTTCAATATGCTTTTGAAGTTCCGTAGCTGAATCTTTTCTGACTTCTGCATAATTGTTTCCAGACCGATCATAATACATATCCAGTTTTTTAGTTGGATGATTTTCGTAAAAATCTAAAAACTGTTTGGCTAGTTCTTTTAAGTGATCCGGAGGAAGTGTATAGAAATTTTTAAATAGATAAACTGTATCACCATGGTCTTGACCCGTAACCATAGAACACATATTTCCGAAATCGACGCCACACTCTATCGGACGGTATTTGTCAATGAAATTTTGAGCTAGCGAACTTTCCTTAACCGCCTCACCTATTGCATAACGCTTATAAAATTCGGTATTGATTCCGTTATTGTAGAAATGATGGTCTCCAAGATTTATATAAAACTTGTCGCCTTTTTTTAGCGTCGGCTGGAAGGAACCAATGGCTGTTTTAAATTCTTCAGGACCAAGAGCGATGTAAGAATCCGCAAAATAATCTTCCGTAAGAAAATCAACATTTACATACGAAGATACTATTTTGAAAAACGTGGTATTCTTTCTCGCTTTTTGCCAACGTTTTTCCCATCGGTCAAGTTGTTTCTCCAGGTTCCTGATTTTCTTTCTGTCACCCGTTTTTTGTTCGTTCATTAATTCAATGCGAATTTCATTCACAACGAATCCTGCACGTAGAGCAATACGGATTTTTTCAATATCCATATCTTTTTCTCGATCGAGAATCCAATCGTATTCACCATCGGCAATATTGGGCATATCTGTAGTAAAAGACATGCCTCTGTAATATACGGATTTTGCAAATTTCTTATAACCCCTTAAAGCAGGCGTTAACTTTTTTACTTTGTTGAAATCCAAATATTTCGTTTCATCTCCAAAAATGTGTTGGTATGAGTTACCGGCGCCACCCGATGGCTGATCCATGGAGACAAGATTGGTAAAACAGCCATTAAACACAGAAATAGTATGCTTGTAAGATTGTGGCGGCTTGTAGGGTTTCGCGAAATGTGACGGCGGCGCTTTGTCTACCACATAATGAATCCCTTCGCTCCATCCTTTACGCTCGAGACCCTCCAGCAATGCTGGAACAACATTCTTTAAGGCATTTACATAAGTATCAGATACAAATGCAAAATACGCGCCTGGCATATCGTAACAAATCTCAATAAATCGTTCCGCAAGGATATCGGATGTTTTGGAAGTCGCACGACCCGCAACTAACCATAAAAATTTTGGCGCAATTAAATCAATGGCCATTTTTATCCAGGTCGCAAAACGCTTTTCAATTCTACTATCGTTCTTGTCTACGCTTGTTTTCCGACTCATCAGGTAATAGTGTTATTTGGGTAATTGCAGCATCTTGCTTGAGTATTTCTTTTTCGATGACAGATAGATCATCCATATCATCGATTTGTTTGGCCAATGAAATTCTGTTGATTTTTGCTTCGCCCAAAAATTCAGGATCCATTGCGTAAACTTTGATGGGTTTTTCGAACAATTCTTTAGGGAATACTGGAGGCTCCGGAACATCCAGCTGCCGCATTTTTCCAGCACGTTCATTCATACGGGAAATTTTATCTAGATCAGAAACATCTTTAGCCATCAGCGTCGCAGCTGTCGTTAAATTATCCATTCTCGTGGCGTAAATATTCCGCCACGCGTTTTTGGAGATTTTGGAATCTCTATAAAAATATTCGAGCGTTTCTTGATATAAAAGCGAAGCTTTGTACCGAGACAATTCTTCAGTAATGACCAAATGTTTAATGATGCTTTCAGGCGTTCCGTATTCCAGCACCCGGTTGTGCATCCCGTGAATTTTGTCCAAAAGTTCAAGATATCGCACCACTTCCGGAGGAACGTTTTTAACGTTACCTGATTCCATAAACTCATAAATATCCTGGATATCAATTTCGTCAATATTAATCTTCGCCATACAGTATTCGTCTTTTTATGGATTCAATTTCATTTCTATCTCGAGCATTGTTAAACATCATTACTGCAGTAAGATTTCCGCTTTTGGCATTATCGAGCAATTTTTCATTTACCAAAAATTCAGTTTCCAATCTCCCTTTGTTGATGTGAAATTGGATGATACTATTGGCCACATGCAGCGCCTTCATAAAACGCACTGGCTCCACGTCTAAAAACGTAGCCATTTGCAAGGGTGTATAGTTCAATCCTGCCAAATGCTCGATGGATTCCAATTCCTCTTGAGAAAAGCCGATGTTATCTATTTTGGCGGGATTTGTTTCCATTTTAGTAGCTTTTATTTCCTTTTAAGCGGTTTTTGTTTCCTCTTTTTATTAGTAAATAAATACCAAGTAGAAAAATGCACCAGGCCGAAACGATATAAATTGTTTTGTTGGGCATTTCAGGTTTTAATTCCAAAGTAATTCCCATAGCTAGAAATAAAATCAAAAGCGCATAGCCACGAGGCATTTCTATAACTCGAATGACCAAAACCGCAATTAAAAGTGCTCCGATAACACTGACTATCATAGAAACAACAGTAAGTAGGAAAGAAACCATGATTCCTAAAACAAATAAGGCTACTACAAATGCTAATAATTTTCTCATGATTTTCTTAATTTTGAATGTGTAAATAGTTCTTTCCGGAACTCATATGCTGCTTTACAGTTGATGAATAAATATTGCTCAATTAAGGCGTTTTCTGACCAGTTCCCCGAGCCTTCTACTATGTAGTGGCCAAACTCTGTTTTCATTAAACACACCTTACTATGGTTCCAGCTGAAGAGTATTTTTATGTTTGGCCGTGAACTCGCTAACGAATTGATCAGATCAATAGTTGTGGGATTCCGTTTTATCATGCTGTCGCTGATCATTAATGTAATTTGCTCCACAATTCCCTGGTCGTGCAATTGGATTAACGATTCTACAACCCTTATATTAATTGAATAAGTAGAAGCGTATAACTCTTTTATGCCTTGATGTTTAGCAATTAGCGGAATGAACGTAAATGCATTGAATGACGCATCCGTTTGCAGAAAGAAAATCTCCTCTTCGGTCGGCAGTCTCAATAAATCTTCGGAAAGCGATTTTATCTTTTGATAATGCATCGCAAGATATTTTGAGATGAAAAGTTCGGAGGAGTTTTCTTTAGAACCGGCCAATTCCTTAACCGGTATCTGAAAATATTTATTTGGCAACACTATTTCCAAGTCTAACGTTAACCAACGCAAGCTCAAACTCCCATTCGGTTACTTTGTCGGCATACTTAGCTTTGTCGGCTTCATTTGCAGCCTTTTCGCTTTTCCCTTTGTCTCTTCGAATATAATTCTCAAGTAAAGGCGCTCTTTTGGCCAGTTCTGCAGTTGTCATTAAATTGACGGTTTCCTGAAGCTTTCTTTGTTTGAAAATAGGATGAACACCAAGTACTTTTTTGTTTTCCTTGTAGTGCACAAATTCATCACGAATTAATTGGTCCATTTTAAAATTTTCAACGGCTTTTTTGGCCAGCTGAAAGATTTCGTCTTGAGTCAAAGTCTGTTTGCTCAAGTCGCCACTCAAAGTTGTGTGAGCGTCGGCAAATGCATAGTAGTGATTGAATTTTTCAGTGACAAGCTGCTTTAGTTCTGCAGGAAGATCAGGATCAGAAATGAACGGGAATTCATCTCTAAATTTGATCTCATTTTTTACTTCGTCCGGAGCCGTAATAAAAGCTTCAGTTAGCTTTTCTTTGGTTTGATCTACCGTTGGAGAAAGTTCTTTCAAATCACTGACTATTTGTAGGCCAATTACAGGAGTTGCTTCTAATCTAGTTTGACGGTAAGCTTCAACTGCTGCAGCAATTTCAGTAGGATATTCCGATTGTGAAATTTCTTTTTCAAAAGCTTTTTCAAATTTTTCAATACTAAAATCTTCAATATTGTTCATCTTTTCTTTTTCCTCTTCAATTGAAATGGCTTCGAAATAATTCTTGATTTCTTCAGGAACATTATCTTTTGAATCTCCAAACTCATTTACGAATTTAAAAAATGCGAAAATTGAATTTCTTACCGCTTCATCTAATATCAAAAAAGCCTCTCTAATCGGATCGAGCACTGGAGCCAAAGCTTTCTTTGCTTTCCGCAAATCATTTTCGGAAATACCATGTAATTTCTGCAATTCATACAGCACTGTATTTAACGTAGTTTCTGAATAGCCGGTTTTATTCAAGGAGCGTTCCTGTGTAGGGTTTCTATTGTCTGATTTTCGAAACAACTCAAACGCCTGGTTAAATTTTTCCGCACCTGCAGCTTCAGAACTAGCAAGGAAATTTAATACATCTTCTTTTTTTGTTTTCATTTTTCTCTCTTTTAAAAGTTAAACAAATATTGCACGTGCAAATCCATTTTTTAAGACATGAAAAAAAGGCCTGCTTTCGCAGACCTTTCCTCACCAAAAAAAAACAAACTCAAACTTTATGCTCTAGATATTTCTTTGAAGAAATTTACACCTGGTTGCGTACTGAATCCTTCTAATTGAATAACCGCACCTTCTAACGCCACCCAAGAAGTTCCGTTTTTAAGTAAGAAACTTGGCGTGCCTCCCACCGGAGAGCCTGTCATACTTGCAAGCGTGATAGGGTCAGAACCGCCACCACCGATTAAAGTAATGGCGCTGTTTTCAGGAAAGTCAAGCCCAGGGAAAGTAAGCACATTTTCTTCATCGTTTGAAGCAGGTAATTGTACGATCAATCTGTTGACATTCAAATCCAACGCAAAAGTTGTAGGAGAATAAGGCGTTGCAGTTGGAATCACACCTTGGTAGAATTTCGCTACATTTCTGTCTCGTCTTCTTTGCTCAAAAGTAATTGTGTGCTTAATGCCGTCTTTATCGTCCATGAAGTCGCCGCCTTTGATGTACAGTGGATTACACTTGGTACCCATCATTTTGTATTGCGAAGCTTCGCAGTCGTTAGGATATAAGACAATGAATCCTTCTCCTAAACTTTTCTGCATAAACTCATTTACGTCTACGCTATCTCCAGGATGTGAAGCTTCAATTTTTTTCAAAAACCCTTCAGCATCCGCTTCGCCATCAATAGAGTGCGAAAACTTTTGCATATCGTCGGTTGCGTAGAAATCAATTGGCGCTGTGCCTTCTTTCATTACAATGTTGCCGACGGTTCTAACGCCCGTGCTGTCAGAATTAGGTAGCGAAACGATGTCGCTAACGTAAAAGAATTTTAAAATTGGGTTTTTCCCTCTCGGGGCCCCACTTCCAGGTGCTGGACGTGGGACAGATTTTCTTATTGCCATAATTGTATAAATTAAGCGGTTACACTAGTTGTTTTGTTCCATACACCGTCAACTTTTACAAGTTCGATGTAGTGCGTTGCTGCTGAAAGAACCACACTGGCTCCTACCACAATCATATTTGATACATTCGCAACTGTAAATGTCACGCCTGTTTTACCGTAAATTCTGATCACTTTGCCATCAGAACCTCCTAAGATGGTTTCTAACGTTTCGTTTACGTCTCCTGCATATCTGTAAACAGTTCCTGCAGCCCCATCAATATCATCACCCGTGAATGAAATATCTGAATTGGTTGATCCTGTAACTAATGCAACTCGGCCAAGTTCAGAAAGTGAGAAATCAGAGTTTACGTAGAAAGTAATTGTGCCACCCGCTTTTAAATCGAAATCGCCACCGGTAAGCACAATTTTACCCGCACCTGCAGTAATGTTTTTAGAAGCAGCCAAACCTACGTTACCACGAACTTTGATTACTTGACCAGGTTTCACATTTGTAAACTCAGTGATGTTGGTAACCCAAGTATCATCTACCTGAATATTTTTGTAATCAACAGCTACTTTACCTGTTAATGAATCAAAAACCGGAATGAATTTGTCATTTAAGAAAATAGGCTGATCATTAGACCACACCGATTGGATTCTGAATTCTTCAGGATCATTTGGATTGACCTCTCTACCAATGTGAATCAATCTAATTCCCAATTTGTAATCCGCCAATAGATAGATCATTCTCAAAAGCGTTTGGAATCGGTAAGCCGATTTCTCGCTTGGAATGTTTTCTAAAATTTCAACGTTATCGTCAAAAGTTGCGAAGAAGAAAGAAGGATTATCCTGGTCTACAAAAGTTTCTACACGGATATTTGCGTAGTTTTCAAAATGTTCCGGCATTCCTTTGTAGTCCATGTTCGTGCCATTCAATTGCTTGTACTTTGCTTTGTACCAGTCCCACACTTTATAGTGCAGATACACAACTAAATTTGGCGATTTTACCACGTCCTGAGGCAATCTTTTTAATACACCCAAATTGTTTTCGGCATCACTATGGAAGTAATCGTAAACATTCTCAGGGGTAATTGGTCCCATTTCAAACGGGCGGAATTTTTTATTAACATCACGTGCTTTGTACAACTGGTAAAACAATCCGTTCTGACGATTAATGTATTTTCCTGCTTTGTTGGCATTTTTAGGAGTCTGTACGAAGATTCCGTTCAAAGATGAAATTCTATCTTCGACACGTGCTCTTTTCATCAACTCACCTACCAAGAAACGAACGAAAGACATTTTCTCAGGCTGAGAACCTTCTTTGTTCAAGAAGTTCAACCATGAAGACTCAATAGCTTGCAATTGAGAACCATTCCATTCGGCGTCAATTTGTACTGGATAGATTTTACCTTCTTCAGCTTCAATTTCTTGAATGTTTTTAGGTAACCATCCAAACTTACGACCCTGCGTGATTTCAGCTGTTAATACCGTTCCGTCAGAAACTTTATCGTCAACATTCAATCGCTTTGGCCAGAAAGCCGGCAGCATAAAATTGTCACGGTGTAACGATCTTAGTTCTGTTGGATTTTCTCTGAAGTACAAAGTTGCATCACCGTTCAATTTGTTGATAGTAACCGGGTCAGTATAATCTACTGCAGAAGTAGTCATTCCTAATGCAGCAGCTTTGTTCCATCCGCGATCGTTATCGATGGCATCATACTCTTTTTTGCTGCCAAAAAGATGTGTTGCGGAATGTTTCCAATCTTTCATAGTGGCTCGTTTTAATTCAGCTTCTGGAGTGTCTTCTTCAGCTGTGTCCAATAATTTTTCAATCTTCGCTTTCTGATCTGCCATTTTTTGCTCAATAGCTTGCAGTACCGCTAAATTGTCTTCTTTACCTTCAGCTTTCGCATCCGCTAAAATCTGATCCAATTCTGCTGCAGAAATATCGGTTTCGGCCAACAGTGCTTCAATTGAAGCTTTGATATCACCGGCGTTTTTTTCGTCGGCCAAATCCTTATTAAATGCTTCGATCAACGAATTGACCGTAGCTTCAGTAAGATGGTCTTTTAGTTTAGCCGACTGTGCCGCGTCTAAACTTACTTTGCCGTCAGCTATAGGCATTTCGCTAAGACCTAAGAAGGTCAAAACCATTGCGGCAGCTTGTTGCATTTTTAAACTCTTAAATTTCATAATGTTTTAAAAATTAGGTTAGTATATAGATTAAATTAAACTCTTTATTTTGTACTGATCTGCAAACTGACGGGCTTTCTCCATCGCTAAATCCATCCCGCCAATGGCGTCGATCATGCCATAATCCAATGCTTTGTCTGCAAAGAATGTTTTACCAGTAAGGACACCCACTTCTTCTTTAAGATTTGGTCTTGCCGCTCTAACTCCCGCTTGAAACTTTTGAGCCATTGGAGAAAGTTGTTCAGTTTTGATCATGTCGTATTTGCCTTGGCGAGCAAGTGTGAACACATCATTTTTATGATTGGATTCGTCCGGGTAGATTTCGTGAAACTTGATTCCAAGCTTTTCTAAAGCTTCCTGATTGTCGCGGAAAGAACACACGACGCCTACAGAACCGAATCGAGCAGAAACATCATTTGCGGCAATGATATAATCGCAAAGCGTCACGAGCCCCCAAAAATGAAGCGAAAGGGCATCTTCAACCAATCCAATAATTGGTTTTGTTTTGGTTTTAGCAAATTCTATAAAAGGACCAATTGCTTTTACAGTTCCTCCAGGTCCGTCAACTTGTAAGATGGTTGCATCGACATTATTCAAGTTTTGAGCAGCTGTCAATTGTTCTACAATTTCATCGGCACCGGTAACGCACCAATCGCCATAACGGGCAATTTCTCCAATCATTTTGACTTGAGCGATACTGTTTTGGGGAACTTGGATAGGTTGACCAGAAGCAGTTCTGATGGGAACGCCTCTCTCGTCTAGAATTTCTAATGCGGACGGTTCCGGAGTATACTTGGAATTAAACTGAAGTTTTTTGCCTTGGTAAAGTCCTTCGATAATTGGGTAATAATTCTCAATAGAATTATGATCCAAAAACCATTGACCTCTGAAAATTTCTGATAAAAGTGGATTGAACTTCATTGCATCTGTAATTTGATGCTAAAGTAGTAGAGCGGTAAAAATGCTTTAAGACATGCTTTTTAAGAAAAAAGCCTTTGAAACTTTATCGCATCCTGATTTAATTTTTCTTTCTGGAGCATCGCAATTTTAAAAACTAACTTCCCTAGTTCCAAAAAAAGAGCATCGGTAGGATGCTCTTGTATTTGTTGCTGCAGTAGAGCACATTTTATTTTCAATTCTTGAATTTCCATAAACGGTAAGCGATGATAGGAATTAATAATAAAAGAAGCCAACACATTGAAAATTTTTTGCTTTCCGTTTCTTTAGAACTGGAAGAACTGTTTTCCTCTAAAGCTTCATTTTCCCTGCGAGCTTTTATTTCGGAATTTTTTTTTTATCAGATAAAGTTTCCTGTTTACTTTGAGTTTTTGAATTAGTTGAATTATCAGTTTTTCTCGAAGCATCTACTTTTGCGTTTTTCCAAGTAGTTACAAGCTTTCCGTCTTTAACTTCCTGTGTTTTCTCAATGGGCTTGGAAGCATCTATTGGCTCTAGTTTTTCCGTTTCATCCACTAAATTGTTTGTGATAAGTGTATGGGCCGTTTCTTGAATTGTCAAGTCGCTTTGCTCATCATTTTGCGTCAGGTCAAGAGATTCGACCGACCGCTCGAGCGTGCTGGATTTATCAGACTGAGACTTGTTTGTTTTTCGAACTCCACAACTGAATAGCATTAATGGAATCAAAAGAAATAATAGTTTTTTCATAATGTTTATATATTTAAAAGTTGAAAATGCATACCGTCTATTCTTGTCCAGGTTCCACCCCACTCAAAGCCGCAATCCGTAAAACACTTTACAAATTCTGGAGATAACTTAGGAACCATACGCAATTGGTTTTCTGCTTGGTTTACGTCCACAGCAATTGCCCATGAATGCAGCGATAGGGATTTTAAATCCCTTTTGTTTCTGATGAAAAATACGCCGTCCCACGTCTTTAATTCATGTGCCAGACCACGACATATTATTGTTCGGAGTGCATTACGCAACGGATCAATCATATCCTTGTTTAAGAATATTTTCTTTGGAAAGCCAATTGTTCCTAGTGCCGAAAATCGAACATGTGCGAAAGCTTCAAGAATGTCCGGCTCCACTATCCATAAAACGAAATGTTTGGCTTGAGTAGCGGGAAGATTTGGATCACCGTATTTTTTTAAGCACTGAGCAGATGTAACCATTATCGTTTTAGTTTTTTGAATAAATTATCGTCGATTACCTTGGTACACATGAAAATCAGAATCATAAAATTGAAAATGGTTTGATAAACACCTATTTTAATTCTCGATTCGCCGTCAATCATAAACGCTGATTTGAAAAGTGTTACACTAAAAAACAGGCAGTATAGCATTAATAGGCCGTACACTATTTTTCGCGCAAAGTTTCGGGATTTTTGGTCCGTATATTTTATAAAAAATGCCGCGAATAGCATTCCGTATAAAATCCAATTAATTACTAGCAGCATCTTGTCCATCTTTGTCGATTGTTTTATTAATGCGTTTAACCGAAGCCTTCAAAATGCTTTCTAGACCATAAGCAATCACTACAGTAAGCAGAAGCGTCATTTTGATTGATAAATTAAAATACTCCATTAGAGCAGGCGAAATGAAAAACGCAACGATTACTGATCCTATTAATTTTCCCGCCAAAACAGTTCGTTTCAGCGCTTCCTTTTCATCTTTGGAAAATATCGCATAAGCTGTAGAAGTAATGGATGCAAAGAATATTAGCAATTGCGATATGATGTCTTGATCTTTCATCGATGTATTATTAGGGTTCAATTCTAAATCAAAAATATTGATTGACCGGAATCGATTTAAGACATGGAAATTTAATAGTTAAGCGCTCGGTTCGAAATCTTGTTTTGAAGGCGTGACATCTTGCATTTATCGCCTCTGTTCAATATCCTTCGCAAACTCTCTAGGTTAAATCCGGCTTCATCGAGTTCATATTCCACCATAAATTCAGCAATGGCATCTCGGACTAATAAATCAGGTCTCGCACGGAGCATTCCTCGGGTATGGAAAACAAAAGCTATCCGGAACTGATCTTCGATAAGATTGTTGATTTTGGTATTTACATACTCCGGAACTTTCAGGAAATGACTCCTGCCCTTTTCTACTTTGTAAAGCTTGGCCTCCGGTTGTGTATCAGAAAAAGTAATATAGACATAATACTTATCTGGCTTTACTGGCTTTTCAACCTTCTCAAGCGAGGTTAAGATCATGAAACCAAGCGAAGATTCTGTAGTAATTTTGCAAGCTTTTACTTTCATGTTCAGGTATTCGCCATCTATTCCTTCAAATTCCTTGAGGAAAAAGGGAATTAAATGTTGGCGAATCTTAACCGGAACTATGTTCATATTTACTCACAAAATTGCTTTTCAAAATCGAATTTTTGAACGAAGTAAGAAACCCCGTTATCGTTGGCCAGCTGAACCGGATTCAGCTGGCTATTATTGGTTATTGTGTCACCACATTCTGTAATGAAAATGTAACGTACTTCTTGAAGTTCTCGAATATGCCTAACGTCATACAACTTACCGCACTTTGAATTGCAAGGAATTTGTTCTTGAGAACAGGCGAGCGTGAGAAAAAACAATATGTAAATTGCGAGCTTCATTTCTTATTGATCTGCAATTATATGAAGTGCGACTACTATCAAAAATGGGATAATAAGGCTGTGGATGAAATCCATGAAATCGCCACCTTTGTCATGTTTTCCTTTGCTGAATTCTTTTTCGTCGATTACTTCGATTATTGCGGCAGGAAAAGCGGCAAAGAAAATAAAACTGAATGCTGCGGCTTCTTTTAATCCGATGATTCCGGTAAAGAATTTCAAGTTAAAGAACCACGTGCCTATTGCAAAAGAGATCAGTATTAAGACAATATGGGCAATCTTGTCGGCATACTTTCCTTTCAGCCACCAGGCGAATAGGACATTGAAAATTTGTTGTTTCATAATGTAAATATTTAACTGTTAATAATTATCCGCTGTTAGCCCAACTCTACTTATTTGAATCTGTATGTTTTCCCATGTTATAATGTCATCTACTGAGATTCTGGTATTG